CTCAATATCGCAACGACCGAAAACTCGCACCTGCGAAACATTTTATATTATGTTGCGTGTCGTTGCATTGCGTTATACAATTAACTCGCAACACCTTTTTTATAAATATGGAATTTATGAGACTAAACGCTAGCCAAGCTCAATCCAAATATAAAGTCAATAGATCTACTATTGGTCGTTGGGTTAAGGCTGGAAAATTATCTCTTGATGAAAATAAATATTTTGAAGAGGAAGATTTCTTACTGGTATTTAGACAAACTAAAGCCTGGAGCAACTTACAAAAAGCTCAAAACTTAGCTGAAATCACTCCACAACACCAAAAAGCCCCTGAATTACCACTGATTACTAAGAATCAACTCACTGGCGAGCCTGAACATATTTTAAATACTGGTCCATACCCCTCTAAAAGCTTCGCTAATGAGAGTGAAATGGACAAACCTGGACTTGATAGGCTGAAAGCTATTGAGGATATCAGGGATAAACGCCGTAAAAATAATATTGCTGATGGTAAGTTTATCAGTCGAAATCTTGTTAAAAGGTTTGTGGGCCGACTTTCAGAAATTGATCATACTCAATGGGGTTCTTTTTCTTCAAGGGTTGTTGATTCAATAATGTCAACGTGTGAAGTTTCTGATCAAGCTATATCAGTTAAAATTGCTCAACTTATTGATGAAGAAGTTTTTGTTATTCTTGATAGCATCAAACGCTGTCAAACTGATTTTATTGCTAGCTTGCCTGTTGAACAGTCTCATGAATGATATTGTTCAAGATGTTTATAAGAATTCCGAAATAAAATTTCTCAATTCAATGATTGAGCAAAAACAAATAAAAACACCTACTCCGTTAATTAGTGAATGGATAGAGGGTCGTAGAATTTACCCACCAGGCACCCCTTTTCCTGGTCCACATAGAAACGCAAGAACGCCTTATATCGTGGAATTAATGGATAATATGAGTCCTTACAACCCTATAACCATGCAAGACATTATGAAGGGCGTTCAGTTAGGTTTAACGGCTACTGCTGAAGATGTTATAGCGTACTTCATAGAAAATCCTGCTGAAATATTATATGTATCGAGCACTGAAACTCTTCTAGAAAAATGGGCTTCTAAGCGTTTAGAGCCGCTTATTGATTCTTGTGATCTCCGTAAATTAATCGTTGCAACCGGTAATAATCCAAAATCTAGAAAAACAGGAGATAAATTATTTTCTAAATCATATTACGGTGGAACTTTAGATATGGCCTCTGCTCAATCAGCTAGCTCTTTACGTTCAGATTCAAAACGTATATTGATTTTAGATGAAATTGATGGTGCTCCTGTTAATTTGAGAACCGGTGAAGGTAAATATACTAAAGCGGCTGAAGGGCGAACTAATGCCTGGAATGAACGTAAAAAAATAATGGGGATAAGTACGCCAACTGAATATCACACCTCTGAAATGTGGCAACGATATCTGTTAGGTGATCAGCGCCATTACATGGTGCCTTGTCCATATTGCGGAAAATATCAATGGCTTGATCATGATGCCGGTGAAAGTTTGCAGCATGGTTTGCGTTCTGAAACAAAAGCTGGTGTATTAATCAAGGCTTATTATCTTTGTGAATATTGCCATGATGCAATATTTAATCATCATAAAAGCCAGATGTTAGGCAAAGGAAAATGGGAACCAACCGCCAAAAGTACTAATTTGCATCGTCGTAGTTATCAATTGAGCTCGCTATATTCTCCTAGTGGAATGCTTTCATGGACTGATTATTATCGTGAATATATGGAAGCTATGGATTCACCGGATGGTTTGCGTACCTTTACAAACTTGTACAAAGGTATGCCATATAGGGAAACGGGATCTAAACCTATATTGCAAAATGTTGTTGAATTAGTTGGTATATATAATCGTCGAAGTATTCCTGATGGTGTTATTTTCTTAACAGTTGGCTTAGATGTTCAACGCGGTTCAGATAAAGATGATACTAATCCTGCTCGTTTAGAATTAGAAGTTGTTGGGCATGGATTAGGTTATAAAACTTGGTCTATTGAATATAAAATTGTTCTAGGTGCTGTTGATGATCCATCTGCAGGAGCTTGGGCTGATTTGCGTTCATGGGCTGAATCAGGAGGTTTTACTTTTTCAAATGCTACTGGACAACAATTTTCACCCGTTATTATTTTTATGGATGCTAACGATAATTATAGTACTTCAGCTGTATATGAATTCACTTCAATGTGGCCATCAGCTATCCCTATTCGTGGCGCTTCGTTACTTAAAAAACAGAAACATGAAAAGGCTGATCAGCTTGATGAAATTAGACATACAAACGTAAAACGATTTAGATGGATAAAGGCAGATAATGATATAAATGTTGTTATGATCTCCACTGTTTATTATAAAAATTTATTGTATCGTCGATTAAAAATAGCAAGAATTTCTGAAGATGAACAAAAGCCAGGCTACTGTGATTTTCCTCTTGGTTATGACAATGACTATTATAAAGGATTAACCGCTGAAGAACGTTTATCTGATGGCTCTTTTCATTGTCCTGGTGGTAGAAGAAATGAACCTCTTGATTGTCGTGTTTATGCATTAGCAGCTGCTGATTGCTTTTTGGATGCTAGAGTTAATGATTTACGTGCTACAGCTAAGAAAAAAGGCAAAAAAGCACATTATATTCAAAGTATCAATTCAAAAACGGTTTTAGAACTACTTAAAAAGTCTCTTCAGATTAAGGAAAAATAAAATGTATATAAAATTTAGATTGTTTATTAGCTGGTTCTTTTCTCATGTATATTTAAAAAATATATTTATTCCTTTCTCGACAAGGAAGTTTGTTCCACTTCATGATGATTCCGGTTGGAAGGGCGTAATGGATGTTTATATTTTCGGTATTAGAATTGCTCGTTTTGATTTGGCGGCCCCTTGGGACTTTCACGGAAAACCGTAAATTAGTGAACTAAATATCAAATATCAACAATCAAGATTTTTAGTATATACTTGCTTTTTTCTTTTTTTAGGTCAAAATAACACCATGTCTTGTTTATCATCTTCACGTATCACGCAATTAAAAGCGAGATTAACAAAAAAATTAGCTCAGTTAGCTGCAGCTAATTTACTCTATGACGAGTTATTAACTAGCTCTACTGAATCTTATCGTTTTGATTCTGGTGAAGGTTCTCAGCAAGAAAAAAGCAGAAAATTATCTGATGTTCAAGGTCAAATATCTATCCTTGAATCTAAAATAGACCGATTACAAACTAAATTAGTTGGTAAAGGTATTGTTAATATGAACATGAGACGATAAAAAATGAATACTAGACTAGAGAAAATTTATCAATCTGTCGCTTCTGTTTTTAGTTCAGGTATTGACAGCATCCCTAACGCCTCATCGTCACATAATCCCTATGGATATAAACACTATTCAAGTAATCAACTTGGTTCCGGTGCTAAATATTCAAATGGTTTAGCTCATTCAGGACGTTCTATTGATATAAACCATCATGAAATGCGCCTTAATGCGCGTAAGGCATACCATGACACTTTACAAGCAAGGGCAATTGTTGATCGATATGCTGATGTTGTTGTTGATTCAGGAATAAAAATAGCCCCTACACCTGATGCTGAATTATTAGGTATTTCTATTGATGCTGCTGAACAATGGGCAGATAGAATAGGTAGACGTTTCGATTTATACATGAGCTCTAAAAAATGTCATGCAGCGGAAAATATGACCGGCTACCAAGCTCAACGATTATATGAAATATTCCAACATCGTGATAATGATATTTTTGTTCGTTTTTATTATCGTGATGAACCAACGTTATTGTCTCCCCTTCAATTTGATTTTGTTGATCCCTGTCAATTAAGAAACGATGCTTATACAACTACCAATGGTTTTAATGATAGTGGTTATGATGATGGCATTAAAAGAGATGAATTTGGAAAAGAAATTTCCTATCAAATATGGATAAATCAATCTAAAGAAAAACATGGTTTTGATTATAAATCTGTAGAAATACCCGCTGAAGGTGAATCTGGAAGAAAACATATGTTACATGGTTTTTCTTCAGAATATGCTGGACAAGGGCGTGGTTATTCAAAAATAGGCCATGCTTTACAAGAATTAGAAAACCTTACTGATTTCAGTTTGGCAACTATTAAAAAAGCGATTAATCAAGCAAACATAACTATGTTTGTTGAACCAAGTGATGATGAAGATTCAGAAAACCCCTTTGAAGGAATAACAAACTTTGGTGCTTCTAGTCAATTTGGTGCAGAGCCATCACCAAGTGCTGAAGCTATTAATGTTACCAATGAAAGTCTAAATTCTGTTGAATTTTGTCCTATTCCTGAAGCTGATTTAAGATCGCCTGGTTCAACTGGCGTTTTTAATTTACAAAAAGGCTCTACATTAAAACCTTTTGAAAATTCAGCACCAGGTGATACTTTTGATAAGTTTGTTGATAGTTTTACAGCATATTTAGCCGCATCTGCTAATATACCTATTGAAGTTGTCTTAATGCGTTTTAGCAGTAATTACAGTGCATCTCGTGGCGCTTTAATACTGTTTTGGCGTGTTGCGTGGATTTGGCGCAATGAAATGGATGCTGATTTTTTAAACCCATTGTATGAAGCCTGGTTAGGTGAAGAAATAGCATCAGGGCGTGAACAGGCGGTTGGTTGGTCAGATCCTAATTTAAGAGCTGCTTGGTTATCTCATGATTTGATCGCTTCACCAATACCAAATATTGATGATGTGAAATCTGCTAAAGCTAATAAACTTAATCTTGAAATGAATGCTACTGATTTTGATCGCGTTGCTAGAGATACTAACGGTAGTAACGGCAAAGCTAATCGTGCTAAATTATCTAGACAAGTAAACCAAGTTCAACAAATGCCATGGGGAAAAAAAGATGCCTGATCCAGTTAATGTAACCTGTCTCAAAGATGTTTGGACTAAAGTCGCTACCGGTATTAATACCGCTATAGTTAAAAAACTTAATGTTAGGCCAAATATTTATTTAGAAACTTATAGAGCAAATGCAAATCCAGCCCCTGCAAATAATGATGGCGCTAATCCTATTGATGCATCTGGTGAATTAATTGTAAATTCATCTTCTTTAATTGATGTTTATATTCAGGCCGTTGGCGCTGATGGTGAAGTTAGAGTTGATTTATGACTAGTAGCGGTGGTGGTGGTGCAAAAAACGTTATTGGTTCAGTTGGTGAAGCTGGTAGTGTTTTTTTAGATGATTCTGATGCTTTTAGTGTTGCTTTTTTAGCGGGTGTTGCTAAAGAATTAACTGAAGCTAATAGTGTTGGTGCTGCTACACCTTTAAATTCTGGAGCTACTTCAGGTGGTGTTGTTTCAAATGGAAGTGCAGGATCTATAACTTTAAATAAAATAGGGTTTTATGAAATATCATTATCATCTTCATTTTCATCAAGTGGTGGAACAAAAGTTGATGGGGCTGTTTATCTAAATGATGTAAGATTAGGAAATGTAGCTTTTGAACGTGATATATCTAACCCAAATGATGTTGGCTCTGTTGGTCCAAGTAATATAGTTGAGATTTTACAGGGTGATTTACCAGCCGTTTTAACTTGCAAAGTTATTTGTGTTACAGCAAGAACATTATCTTTTAATCATCTTAGTTTACACGCATTAGGGGCGGGATAATGACAAAAGCAGGTGGTGGAATTCTTAACTTATCACAAAAAATCCGTCCAGTTTATGCAACTATGGCTATTACCCAGCGTGATACCGGTGAAACATCACCAAATGACATATCTGTGACAGCCCACCCCAGTGGCAATACTATATTAAACCCCCCTTCAGCACCAGTTACTGCTGGACCAGGTCCTTTTG